CCCCACCCCTCCCCCCATTTTCCTAAAATATTTGGGACAATCGGCACAATTGTCCTATAAAAAACTAAAAAAAAATCCCCGCCCTTTATATAATAAAATATGTCTAAAAAGATAGCTCTTCTCCAAGTATGGTTTGGGCCTTTTCCTGATTACTTTGATGCTCATCTACAATCTTGCAAAAATCAAAACCCAAATATAAATTTTTTCATTTTTACTGATCAATTTTTAAATGTATCTTCCCCCAATATAAAAATATACAATATAAGTAAAGAAGCATATAAGAACTTAGTATATAATAAAACAAGCATAACCGCCGACATATCAGAAAATAGAAAATTATGTGATTATAAACTCCTGGCCGCCCACCTATTCGAAGGATACCTGTCAGAATATGATTATGTAGGATTTTATGACATTGATTGTATGTTTGGCGACATGTACGATATGTTATCTTTCTATCTAAATAAAGACATAATCTCTATTGGAGATACTACATATTATCCAGGAATTCGCGGACCATTTACTATATGGAAGAATGTGCCATATTATAATCATTTCTATAAAAATATACCTAATTATATATCTTTATTAGAAGATCGCGAATATAAAGCTATAGACGAACATCATGTAAACAAAGAATTGTCAAAGCGCGACATACAAATAATAAGTTTCTCCGAATTAACGAACACGCGCAAAGATGGGCGATATATTGGCGAAGCGGTATATAAAGATAAAAAATTATACATTCAAAATCGCGAATCTTTGTTAGCTCATTTTTATTATAAGAATGATTTAGGTATACAAGACAACATATTCTATAACAAAAAAGTATTATTGGAAGACTTTTATTGGGTAGTATACTTCGATAAAAAGTACGAACACATCGCAAAAGAAATGTTGCGTACGATAAGTTTATTCTCTAATCGCAAATGTATTATTTATAGCCTCAATTATAATTTAGACGTTACAAAAGATTTAGAACTAAACAAAGAACAGTTTATATCTGTGCCTTTTTATATATTTGAAAATGATGAACAAGATATAGATTTACTACGGAATATAAAACCTTTTTGCCTCAAAGATAGTTGCGAAAGATATCCAAATACTAATTTTGTATATATTGATACTGATTGTTTTTTAACTGCTACCGCCGATCATATTGCAAAATACGTTTCTAAATTATCAAATCACCCTTTGATGAATATGCATCTTCACGGAACAATATTCCACGTTAACTATTTAGGAAGTGGTCAGAATGTTCATGGATTGCAAGTATTGTCTGATGTTTTAAATATACCAATAACTATATATCCCCGAAGAAAAGGTAATGTTATAGTTTATAACTCTAATCATCATAACTTTTTCTCAGAAGCTGTAGATATATATCAAACACACAAGAACACAAGACTCGGAATATTCGCTTTGCATGACGAAGATACGTTTAATATTCTTCTTTCAAAGTATAATTATACAGACTCAATGATAACAGTTGATATTGAAGAAACAAATGAACTAAGTTTGCAAAAATATAATGAATACGGAGCCTCAGAAAGGTATTCGCCATTAAAACAAATACCAAATCATACAAATGATGTATATTGCTTTCATAGAATCAAATCTATATCAGAGTTCAATGACATAAAAGATCATTATCTTAAAAAAGTGTTCTCGCATGATGAATTATATTGTAGCTTTATAGATGATGGGACCACTTTTCAATTAAGTCGAAAAAATTTTATTGCTGAAAAGAAATTTTCTGAGTTTGTTGATATAAAAATATACAATAAAAAAGGCGATTTGTTACTTAATTTTGATAGAGCGGAGATATTTAAATACTTTCATTTTTACTCTAGAAATTTCACTCATAATTTAGATCATGTTTACGTTAAGATTACTGAGTGCGATTCAGGAAATATTATATTCAGTAATTTTATGAAAATTCATAAATGAAAATTTTAGGTCACGCAAGTTACGTTGGAAATACTGGTTATAACGCTCATTCAAAAGGATTTTTCCGCGCACTCAGCAAGAAAACCCAAACAAAGGTAAGAAACTTTACCATTGGACCTAGCTGGACTGGATATATTGACAAACACAATGATCCACATAATCAAGACGTTACTGAATTAGACAAAAGCATACTCATTTCTCAAAGTCTTTTTGATAGTGACAGGAATTTACAAGATTTTCCATTATATAATTATGATGAATCTTATATTCCCGACATTAACATTATTCTCAACAGCGTTAATCATTATTATTTTTATCAAAACTATAAAGGTCCAAAGATTGGTTATGTAGTATGGGAAAATACATTATATCCAGAAGATTTTTTTGCTAAACTTTTAGAGTGCGATCAAGTTTGGGTTCCTACAGAATGGCAAGCAAAGATAACAATAGACCAAGGCGTACCATCACATAAAGTAAAGATAGTAAGAGAAGCTGTAAATCCTGAAATATATAATACAAATGTTGTCGCTCATCAAAATGATGTTTTTACATTTGTAATGTTTGGTGCATGGGGAGACAGAAAAAGCACAAAAGAAATTATACAAAGTTTTATTAATGTTTTCGGTAATAATAATAAAGTTCAACTCATTCTTTCTGTCGCTAACTCATTTAATGGAGATGGATGCAACAATACTAAAGAAAGACTAAGCAAACATAATCTATATGCCCCGAATATAAAGGTGATAGATTTCGTTTCAAATGATGAGTACAGAAAGTACATGCAAACAGCGAATGTTTTTCTGTCTTGTGCGCGTGGTGAAGGATGGAATATTCCTCTTATGGAGGCAATGGCTTGCGGCACTCCATCCATATATTCTAATTGTAGCGGACAATTAGAATTTGCAAAGAATCTTGGTATTCCAGTAAACATTAAAGGTCTAGTATTAGCAAAAAATTTCGAAGATAATAAAAACCAAGATTCACCGGGATATTGGTGCGAACCTGATTTTCAAGATTTAGAGAATAAGATGTTGGAAGTTTACAATAATTATTCTTTCTATAAAGACAAAGCTATTATAGAATCTAAATACATTCGCAACACTTTTACATGGGAAAATGCTGCTGACGCAGCGATGAATCATTTGAAAGAATTAATCCGCAGCAATATAAAGCTTGAAGTTAGTTGCAGTTTTGTTGGTACTGGCGGTTTAAATACTTTTTGTCAAGAATTATTGCCAGAATTAAATAATTATTGTGATGTCAAAGTCAGAAATTATACAATAGGTAAAAACTGGAACGGTTATAATGAAACTCCTCACGATTTAGATATTGAAGAGCGACATAAAAAGATTTTACATAAACAAACTTTATATAATACCGATAATTCACGTTCTGATTATCCAATTTATAGCTATAAAAAAGATTTTACTCCAAATATTAATTTGGTAATGGAAGGATTGAATCATCATTATTTTTATGATAATTATATTGGACCAAAGATTGCATATACAATGTACGAGTCTACTGAATTTCCACAAGATTCTCTCAATCAATTAAAAAACTTTGATCAACTGTGGATTCCATCTCAATGGCAAAAAAATAATTTAATTAAACAAAATTTTCCAGAACATAAATTAAAAGTTGTTCCGTTAGGCGTTGATGAAAATATTTTTTTCCCAATATCAGAAAAATTTACAAAATTTACTTTTGTTTTAGTAGGTAGATGGGATGCGCGAAAAAGCACCATGGAAATTATCAAAAGTTTTAAAGAAAAATTTGAAAATAATATTGATGTGCAACTTCTTTTATTAGTTGATAATCCATTTGATATAGATGGTTTAGGATCAACAAAAAATAGATTGCAACATTATAATCTTCATTGTGAAAACATTAAGATTCTATCGTTCACCACAAAAGAAGAATACGTTTCTATATTAAAACGCTCTCACGTTTTTTTGTCATGCTCTCGCGCAGAAGGATGGAACCTTCCGTTAATAGAAGCTATGGCTTGCGGAACAGTATCGGTTTATTCTAATTGCAGCGCACAATTAGAGTTTGCAAAAAATCTAGGAGTTCCAATAAATACACTTGGAGAAGAGCCAGCATCTTTATATAATCAAAGACAATTTGATAAAAACATTGTTGGAAACTATTATATACCTGATTTTGTAGATCTATCAAATAAAATTATTGATATTTATAAAAATTACGAAGTTTATAAAGCTATAGCTATAAAAGAATCAATAGTAATAAGAGAAAAGTTTTCTTGGAAACAAGCTTCTTTAAAAGCTCATCAAAATATGTTATCTCTAATCGATGAAGTCAAAAATAATCAAATTAAAAAAATTGAATTTGTAAAATTCATAAGAAATAACAAAGGTATTGAATACAAAAACATTTCTGACAAAAATTTAAATATAAAAATTAAAATTTTTGACACAAACCTAAATAGCTATCTTCATGAAGAAGATTTAACATTAGAGTCTAATGGAATTTATTATACAACTCTTTATGAAACCCATCAGCCTCAAGACAAATTAAAATTTACAATCTTTGATAATTCAAATAATCTATTACTAAATATAGAAAAAAGTTTCACTGATTTTGAATGTCTTGATTATTACATAGTAAAGGGAAATGACGTTCTAAGTGATAAAGATTTATCTTTCCGATATTCTCAAAAAGATAATACATTATATTTTAGCACAACAGGAAAAGAATTTCATGATGTTCAAATAATTATCAAAGATTTAAATTCTAATCTTACGTTTTCATCTTTTTTAGATCAAGCTTCAATCGTAAATGGTGTTAATTATTTTTCAACTCCAACGACTTCTAGAAAATTAGATTTAGAATTTTTTAATGGCTATAAATTAATGGTTTTTAAAAATAGTATTTTACTTTTTGAAGTAGACGTTCCAATAGAAAAAAGTTTATATAATAAATCTAATTGCCGCAAGTTTTATTATGATGATAAATTAACTTTAAGTATTTTAGATTATTTCTTTAGTCAAAAAATAGATTTTTATCATTATGATTTTTATAAAAATAATATAAAAGAAAATGATACAGTAATTGATATTGGCGCAAGTTGCGGCACATTGGTTGATTTTTGTATTTCTAGAAATGTTAGTAAAATAATTGCCTTAGAGCCATCCGCTTCTTTTAATATTTTAGAAAAAACATTTAAGAAAGAAAATAGGGTTATTCTTGAAAATAAAGCTATTTCGATTAACAATGAAAATCAAAATATTACCGTTAGTCCATTCACTACTCTGAGCGTAATTGGAGCAAATGCAAAGTCAGACGAAAAAACAATATCAATTGAATGCATATCTTTAGATCATTTATTTTTTAAATACAATCTAGATAAAGTGGATGTTTTGAAAATGGATATTGAAGGTTTCGAATATAAAATATTTGAAAATATATCGCATTCAGTATTAGAAAAAATAAATAAAATAATTTTAGAGTTCCATTTGAACGATGGAATTAAACTAACAAATATTAAAAATAAATTAAAGCTTTCAGGGTTTTCAGTTGAACAGTATGATTTATTTTTCAATGAAAATTCTGATCGTAATCTTGAGAAGGGAGTTTTGTTCGCTTTTAAAACTCAAACAGTTGATATTATTAATGAATCAGGTTCTCTTGGAGATGCGATAGCTTGGACTGGAATTGTAGATTCTTTTCAAAAAGAAAAAAATAAGCAAGTAAATTTTTATACTCCTCATAAAAGTTTATTTGAAGACGCTTATCCTAATATTAATTTTTATAATTACTGGGAGAAGCCAATAGCATCAGCAGAGTCTTATAATATTGGATGTTTTGATTTTTCTGGCAAGAAATGGAATCAATTAAATCTTCAAGAAATTGCTTCTAATATTTTAAATATAAAACACAAAGAGAGTAGAACAAAAATATCTTTGCCGAAAAATCTTAAGAACAATTTTAAGAGAAAGTATGTATGTATAGGATCTCTTTCTACTTCTCAGGCTAAATTTTGGAATAATCCTTCAGGATGGACGCGAATTGTAGAATATTTAAATAATCTTGGATACGATGTAGTATCTATAGATAAAAATAATAATATTGGTTGCGGTGAATATGCTAATTATATTCCGGTTAATTCTATAGATAAAACAGGCGACCTTCCTCTTTCGGATAGAATAAATGATTTATATTTTTGTGAATTTTTTATAGGTCTTGGATCGGGTTTATCTTGGTTGGCTTGGGCGACAGGAAAACCTGTTGTAATGATCTCTGGATTTTCTGATCCAAAGTCAGAATTTTATACTCCATATAGAGTAATTAATAAAAATGTATGCAATAGCTGTTGGAATGATCCTGACTTATCATTTGATAAAGGAAATTGGGCGTGGTGTCCAAGAAATAAAAATTTTGAATGCTCAAAAGAAATATCTTTTGAAATGGTAAAAGAAAAAGTAGATCTTTGTATAAAAGATCTTAAAAAATGAAAACTTTAATAAATTTTATAACTCAGAGTTTAGGCGATAATATTGCATTCTCTGTTTATGCAGATATTTATCAAAAAAAATATGGAGGTCTAGTTTATGTAAAAAGTAAATGGCATCATATATTATTATCTAACAATCCAAATGTTTTTTTTGTTGATATAGATTATCAAGATGTTTTTGATGTAATTAAAGAAATTAGATTTATATTTACAGAAGGTCCAATGCAAAAAATTGCATGCGATGCATTAGGTTTAGATTATGAAGAGATTACTCCAATCGTAAATACAGAGACTAAACATTTTTTTAATAAAAAGAAAAAATATGTATGTATAAGTGTGCATTCTACCGCTCAGATGAAATATTGGAATAACGATAATGGATGGAAAAAGGTCGTAAATTATTTAAAAAGATTAGATTATGATATTTATGTTATTGATAAAGATGAAATTTTTGGAAATAAAGAAAAATGGAACTCAATTCCTGACAAAGCTATAAATGAAACAGGAAATTATTCAATCGACTATAGAATTCAACAAATAAAAAATTGCAGTTTTTTTATTGGTCTCAGTAGCGGTTTATCTTGGTTAGCGTGGTCATTAAATAAAAAAGTAATCATGATTTCTGGATGTACTAACGAAGATAATGAATTTAATAAAAATTGTTATCGCGTTATAAATAAAAATGTCTGCCATGGATGCTTAAATGATAGCTCTATAAATAATATTATAGGAATAACTGGAAATTGGATGTATTGTCCAAGAAATAAAAATTTTGAATGTTCTCGCGAAATTTCTTTTGAAATGGTAAAAGAAAAAATTGATCAATGCATCAAGGATTTAAACAAGTAATCATAATAATTGCATTGTTGCTCTATCGTGAATCTTGATAGAGCATTTTTATAACAATTTTCAGGATTAATAATTTTATCTATATTTTGTGCGGCGTAAATCATATCATTTACGCTAGAACATCTTAATCCAGTTTCTCCTTGAGATACAGTTTCGGTGAATCCTCCAAAATCCGTAGTAATCGTAGGCGTTCCTGAAAACTGAGCTTCTATGGCAGTCCAATTGCAAGGTTCCATAAACACCGAAGGAGCAAATAAAAATTTTGCATCGCTTAACAAATGCATTCTTTGAACAGAGTCAACGAAGCCCACGAATTTGCAGTGTTTAGTATCTTTAAGATTCAATATATTTGGACCTGCAAAAATAATATCTTGTCCTATATGATTGCAAATATCATAAGCTAATTTAGCTCCTTTATCCTCAATAATTCTGCCAAGAAATAATGCTGCATTTGATTTTTCTTTTTTATATATAAAATCTTGAGGATCAAAACCGGGATAAACTACAAATTCAGATCCAAAATCAACATAAGTTTTGGCGGCTCCGTGCATTTTATGCATTTGACCGTATGTTTCAAACATTTTAACAGGCGCAAACATACTATCATATCCAATACTAGGTTCTACTACTATAGCTTTATTATAAAAATGTTTAACACAAGGTTCATGCGCAAAACCAAACCAGCATAATATAAATTCTTTGTTTGATTTTATTCTTTTGTTTAATTCAGCGATACAATTATCATTGAATATTTTAACAGCATTTGTATTTACATCTTGATTGAAACCTTTTATTTTCCAATCATTTAAGTTGCCATAACTTTGTTTTAATATATCATTATTAATAACATTTATATGTTCTGTGCAATTTACAATAGAATCTTCATGACCATAATGATAAACAGTATGTCCTCTTTTAGTTATTTCGTCGCAAAATTTGTAAACCTTTTGAACAAATGCGCATAATGATATATCCTTTCTAGTAGGAGAATATGGAACACTCAAACAGTGAAAAATCATATAACATAGTGTAACTTTTTTTATAACATGTCAACCAAAAAGAAGAAAAACATAAAAGATAGAGATGATTTTAAAGAAATTATTGCGGATAATCATTTTAGATCTGTTAGATTGAACATAAAAGATTTTAAGCTAACAGATAAACAAAAAAGTTTCGCTCAGATAGCTTTTGACAAAAATACAAAAATTATTTTTATTAATGGTCCAGCAGGTAGTTCAAAAACGTTTTTAGCTGTATACTGCGCTCTTCATATGTTAAATATGAATCCTAAATCTGAGCTTAAATATATAAGAACAATAGCTGAATCAGGAGAAAGAGCATTAGGCTCTCTTCCTGGAACTGTTGATGAAAAATTTAATCCATTCATGATGCCTTTGTATGATAAATTAGACGAGTTATTACCAATGGCTCAATCTAAATATTTAGAAACTAATGGTTTCATTGAAGCTTTGCCTATTAATTTTCTAAGAGGTGCCACTTGGAATGATAAGGTAATTATAGCTGATGAATCTCAAAACTATAGTACAAAAGAGTTGGTTACTTTGTTAACTCGTATTGGAGAAAATACAAAAATATTTATTTGTGGTGATGCAATGCAATCGGATATTGGCAATAAATCTGGTTTTATGAAAGTTTACGATCTTTTTAATAATAAAGAAAGTGAAGAAAGGGGTATTTATTGTTTTCAATTTGACGAAGAAGATATCATGAGAAGTGAAATATTAAAGTACATAGTTGGTGTATTCAAAAAATTAGATAAAGTTAATATACAATGATATAATATTAGTGTATGTACTGTAGCGAATGTGGTTCTAAAAATGGGGTAGGAGCGAAATTTTGTTCTAGTTGTGGAAATCCTTTAGTATCATTGATTCAAAAGAATCAACTTAAAAGACCCGCTCCTACCCCATCGATGTCTAATGTAGACGAAGATGGTTTGCCTACTGTTGTGATAAAACCAACAAAATTAGCTTACGAAATCGAAAGACCAGAAAAAAATAAATTTTCTGTAAAAGAAGTAATAAGCACACCTCCATCTTCTGAAAAATTTTCTAGACCAATTGGAAAATCAGAGAAGCTTACTAAAGAGCAGTATCTTTCTCAATCGTTGAAAGAATGTGCTTCTAGTAAGAACTTTAACGATATAAATGAAGTATAAAAACAAAAAAACTTTTGAAGAGATGTATGAAATTATCGATCAAGTCATAAAAAAAAGAAAAGCAAAGTGGAAATTAAAAGCAATTGTTTGGTTCGATTTTGAAGATATTGAGCAGATTATAAAAATTCATATACATAAAAAATGGCACCTCTGGGATCAGAAGCGCCCCATAGAGCCTTGGGTTAATAGAATAGTATCGAATCAAATAAAAAATATAATTAGAAATTCATATAGTTGTTTCGTTAAACCGTGTGTCAATTGCTCGTTTAATACAAATAGGGGAGCATCGTTAGGAAATGAAGAGAATTCTTGTGGTTTCACAAGAAGTCAAAAACAATGCAATGAATGTCCATTATATGCTAAATGGGAAAAAACAAAGAAGAATGCTTATGATTTAAAAATGACTGTAAGTTTACAAAATCATCAAAATTATTTTGTATCTATACCAGAAAGTGAAAGCATAAATTTTTCTTCAGCAGAAAAAAAACTTCATTTATTAATGAAGAACAATTTAACCGATAAGCAATTTTTCGCATATAAAATGTTTTTTATTGATTGTCTCACAGACGATGAGGTTGCTCAGTTTTTAAAATTTAAGACGAGTGAGAAAGGTCGAAAAGCTGGATATAAGCAGATTAAAAATTTAAAAAAAATGCTTTATTTAAAAGCGAAAGCTTTAATGAAGGATAACGATATTTTTAACAATGAATAATTTATCTGAAGAACAAAAAATTTTTATAAACAAGAAAATAGAAGAAGGTTTGACAGATTATGTTGTTATCGCGAATCTATTATATAATAGAGAAGATCTTCAAGGCAGATCGAAAGAAGCTAAAGCGGTTAGAGATTACATGATTTCTTCTGGATCGTTAAGTAAGAAAGAGAAGGCGAAACCAAAGCCAGATTCAGAATCTTTGACTACTTCTCATATAGAATTCATAGATCAAAATATTAAAACTGGTATAACACCAAAGCAAATTACGGAGTTATTGTTCGCTAAAGAGTTGGCTGGAGTTTCTAATCTTAATGTTTTTATTACTCCTCAATATAGAGCAGTTCATAAATATATAAAAGAAAAATATCCAGAATATTTAGTCGATAGTGAATCAGCGGTAAATGAAAAATATGTTGTTCCAAGAAGTTTGGGTACGGTTATTAAGAAAGTAAACAAATGGGCAGGTCAAGATCTTTCGGAAGAAAAACTAACATTGCAGCATAGAAAATATTTAGAGAAACTATTAAGTTATCTTAACAGTCCTCGTTTTGTTCAAAATTATGATTCTTATCGTAGCGCAAATGATAAAGATCTTTTTGAAGCTGAGTTTGTTCGTTCTGTTTGGGATAAGCCAGATCTTACTATTGATGAAATAAATTTATATATCAATGTGTGCATGGATTATATAAATCTTAAACAGATTGACATGAAAAAGAATAAAGTCAATGAAATGTTTAATGATACTCAAGAACAAAAAGATTTTACAATGCGTCTTACTGAGGTTCTAAAAACTATCAGTGAAGAATATAATCAATGCGCTCAACGTATTGATAAATCGCTTCAGAAACTTAATGGTGAACGTGCAAAACGCATAGAATCGCATCAACAAAAGAATGCTTCTATTCTTAGTCTCGTAGAATTATTCCAAGATGAAAACGAAAGAAAGATGATGATTCAGATTGCGGAAATGCAAAAGAAAGTTGTTAAAGAAGAAGCGGATAGATTGGAAACGATGTCTGCTTGGAAAGCTAGAATATTAGGCATTACAAAGGAAGATGCCATATGATAGAATGTAAAATATGTAAAGAACAATTTGTTAACGATAAATCATTTCACGCTCATTTAAAAAAACATGGAATGTATCAAGGAGAATATTATTGTAAATATTATCCTCGTCTTTCTCTGTATTATAAAAAACCTATTCCTTTTGTAAATAAAATTAAATATTTTAATACAGAATTTATTAATTTTGATGAATTTCTTGAATGGGATAAAAATGAGAATCAAGAGATAGTAAAACAAAAGTATATTGAGATATTACAGAAAAGAATGAAAGCAAAAGATTATGTTTTCGCGCCGTTTTATAACGAACTAAAATCTTTGAATTTACCAACTATTGATTTATTTAAAAAGCATTTTGGTTCTTATAATTCTGTATGTAAAATATTAGATAAAGAACCACTTTTTAATAAGCCATTGCCAAAAGATTTTAGCAAAGTTTATTTAAAAAACGAAACGATATTGGTTGACACTCGCGAACAAGATCCTTTGGAATTTCCAAATACTAAGATTGAAAAATTATTTGTTGGAGATTATTTGATGAATGCTCAAGAGTATAATTATACTTTTATTGACAGAAAAAGCGAAAACGATTTTTTAGGAACGTTAGCTTCTGGCGTAGATCGCTTTGAAAGAGAAGTGCAACGTACAGTTGAGCTTGAAGGATATTTATTTGTGGTTATAGAAACAACAATTGATTCTATAATAAATAATCATAAAAAATTTAAACGAAAAACAAATTTAGAATATGTATTTCATAATTTAAGGAATTTGACGCATAAATATCCTAGACATTTGCAATTTATTTTTACAGGCAGTAGAAAAAAGTCCATAGATCTTATTCCGAGATTATTATATTTTGGTAAAGATTTATGGCAGGTAGATTTACAATACTTTTTAGATCATGAGTTGGGAAACAGGTAATCAAAAAATAAGAAAAAGCCCATTCATCTCAAACGAGGAACTTTCTCAAAAAGAAGGTTTCTTGGAAGAGCGTGAAGCAAAGCTTTTATTTTATCAATTCTTAAGAAACAATATTACTTTTACTACTGATTTAATTACAGGAGTAAAATTATTTCCATTTCAACACATGGCTGTGAAGTCTATGTTAGAAAGTGATTATTTTTTAGGAGTTTGGTCGCGTGGTATGAGTAAAAGCTATACTACTGGTATTTTTGCTGTATTAGATGCTATACTAAATCAAGGAATTGAGATTGGTATTATGTCTCGTTCGTTTCGTCAGTCGAAAATGATATTTAAAAAGATCGAAGATATTGCGGCGAAGCCTGAAGCATATCTTTTAAAACAATGTATTACTCATGTTTCTAAAAACAACGACGAATGGTTAATGGAGATAGGTAAAAGCCGTATTCGCGCATTACCTTTGGGCGATGGTGAAAAGCTTCGTGGTTTTCGCTTTCATCGTATTATTATTGACGAGTTTCTTTTGATGCCTGAACGTATTTACAACGAAGTAATTGTACCATTCTTATCTGTAGTTCAAAATCCTACTCAACGCGAAGAATTGTATAATCTAGAAACACAGTTAATTGAGCGCGGAGAAATGAAAGAAGAAGATAGATATGTTTGGCCTAACAATAAATTAATCGCGCTATCTTCTGCATCTTTCAAATTCGAATATTTATATAAACTATATGAACAATACGATAACTTAATACATAATCCTAAACCAAATGATTCGTCTAAGAGATGTGTTATGCAGTTTTCTTATGATTGCGCTCCAGTTCAGTTATACGATCAAAATCTAATCAATCAAGCGAAAGCAACAATGAGTGAGTCGCAGTTCCAAAGAGAGTTTGGCGCTCAATTTACAGATGATAGTTCTGGATATTTTAAAATATCTAAAATGGCACTATGTACCGTTCCTGATGGAGAGATGCCATCTGTAGAAGTCGTTGGCAATCCTGAAGACGAATACATTGTGGCAGTCGATCCATCTTGGTCAGAAACAGAAGCTTCTGACGATTTTGCAATTCAAGTTATAAAAGTTAATTATGAAAAACAAATGGGTACTTTAGTACATTCTTACGCTTTAGCTGGAGCTTCATTAAAAGAACATATTAAATATTTTTTATATGTATTAAAAAACTTTAATGTCACTGCGATATGCATGGACTATAACGGCGGTGTTCAATTCATGAATTCATGTAATGAAAGTGAATTATTTAAAGATGAAAAGATTGAATTAAAATCTATTACTACAGAGTTTGAAAGACCAGAGGAATATCAAACTAATCTTTATTCCGCTAAAACGGAATATAATAAGTCAGATTATAAAATGGTTTTCTTAAGAAAGCCAACTTCAGCTTGGATACGTCAAGCTAACGAATTATTGCAAGCTAATTTTGATCATCGTCGTATTTATTTTGCTAGTAGAGCTATGGATGATCATTACAAATCTCAAATAAATAAAAGAATAGGAATAGAAAATCTTAAATTCTCTAATGTTTCAGATTTGGATAAAGCGGATGTTGGCGCAAGAATGATTGATTTTGTTGAACATTTGTCAGATATGATACTTT